TTCAACACTTGCTCCCGCTAAAGGATCAATGCCTCGCTTTCTCGCTTCCTTTACTGCAGCGGCTAACATCTTTGTGTACTCGCCATCAAACTTATCTAAAGCCTCTCCATAACCCCTGTCTACAATCTCTTGAAAGAAATTTAATTGTGAGGTGGCCTGTATTAATTCTGTATCCGTCATCTTTTTTAATTTGACGGTGAGTGTCTTTAAGTCACGTTCAAAGGATTCTTCTAACAGTTTTATTTCCGCAGTAAAAGCATCTACAGCGGGTTGAACATTAGGCATTTAAGATTCTCTGAAAAGGAGATTCAGGTTTAATAGCTTCAGCGGTTTTCCTAACCTCATCATTCACTTCTGACATTTTACTCTCCAATTCTTCATCAGTTAGATCAGGATTAAAATATAAATGTAACTCTCTTTGAGTCATTATACCCTTAGCGAGTTTCCAATCAAGCCATGCACGTTCCTCTTGGGGTGACATAGGATAAGATACTTCACCGAAATCAACAGCGTAATCTTCAGACAAACTTAATAACCCATGCTTTTCAAGGATTGTTCTGTCAATTAAATATCTGCTATGTTCCCACTCTCTAAATAAGGACTCATCTGTTTCTCTTGATTCTAAATTTTCTATTTCTAAGATTCTCAATGCTTCACCACTCGGAGTATTGCCGCCTGATTCACCCCATCTAATTCTGAGTTGATTGTTCTCGGCAGTTTGATTTGCCATAGACTTAACCGCTTCAATGAGTTCGGTTAATGTACCGCCTGGAGTAACGTAAGAGAAAGATGCTCCTTCAGGTAGGATTAAGGCGTGGTCAATTCCACTTTTTAGTTTAGCCTGTCCTTCTTCAATACCAGTAAAGACTGGTTGCCCCAATCTGAACCTAACACTCAAAGCAATTTCAGTCATAGCCAAACCTATGTGCAACCCAGCCCTTACAACGTCATAAGCATTAGAAGTGTATTCAACCTTACTGATAGGATTAATTCCATAAGGGTTAGTCATGTCTTCATTACCAGTTACTGCATATCTTTGACCTTTCTCATTAAACTCAAAGTGCATCCCTGGAATACCATCTCTATCTTCACTCCAGAATACATATCTCTTTTTAGTGCCAGTCGATTCTATTTCATAGGCATAACCATAAGGCTCTGAATCACCAGTAAAATAAAACTCTTTGACATGAGGTAAGACTTCGTATTCAATTCTTTGCTTTCTTTCATTAAATCTCGTTTTCATCCAGCAACAACCCAGCAACCAACTTAACTCAGCGAACTCCCTTGTCTTGCTGTTTATCTTATAAGTAACAGCATTGTATTCTTTATTCACTTCTCCTCCAATGAGTCTCTGGGGGATTTCTTTATAAAGCATCATCCTTGCTCTCGCAAATCTGGGTACACAAGATTGTACGAATGGAGGAACCTGACTTAAACTATCTGAAGCAAACCACGGTTCTATGTGGCTGTCTAAGTTTTGATTGTAATAGAAATCAAGACTTTCCATTAGATTAGAATTTTGCTGACTGATGTAATTCTTGTATGCACTCTTTACGGATGCAAGGACTACAGACTCAGATAGTTCAGGGATTACAACACGATTAACTGACCTGCCGAAATTATACATTTTTCTTTTTCCTTTTATGATATTGGATGGATGTTCTCCCTTGTTTTTGTAATTCTTTGTTCAAAATTCTTTTCTTTCTTTTGCGGTCTTTGGCTCTTTTATTTGGCATCAGTTACCATCTCTGAGTTGAGCCTATCATTCTACGAATAGGAAACTTGTGTGAAACGGCATATGAACAAGCATCGAGTGCGTGAGTGAGTTCCATATTATCTTTCGCCAATCCACCTCGCTTATCTCTTTGACACTGTTCTAAATCTTTCACTAAGTAAATACAAGAAGGATCAACAGTCATACCGATATTCCCTTCAGCATCTTTCAGCTTTCTATTTAAAGAATTGAGTCTGTCTATGTGGCTTGGATGTGCTTTCTTTGCTCTTATTAGAAATCCGTGGTCTCTCAGGATTTGATGATCACTTCTCCTTGAGGTGGTTGAACGTGCCTTGCCAGCAGGGTCAGGATAACACTCAATATTAGGTGCAATCTTTTTCATCTCAATAGCCAATTCTTCTGTGTTGCTATTCTTCAATCGTATCTCATTAAAAAAGTGTATTGTGCTGTCGGTGTATTCACAGGCAAGAGTAGCGGTCATGAAATCCACGTTGAAGTCCACTCCCCACCATAGCTTATCAGATAACTCCCCCGCCTTAGTACAATGCGTCTCCCTGTCAAAGTTATATGCTGCTCTATTACCAGTGGTTTCAAAACTCCCTTCAAATTCTTGCTTGAATATGGATAAGTCCATAGTCCTTCTGGCTCTTTCTATTTCTTCCTTAGGAACCCAACCACCTTCCAGGGTAGTATATTGCCAACTACTCCAATCATCTTCAGCCTGTCCCCTTTGATATAGATCATACATAATATCAAATCCAGAAGGAGTACCAATGAATAATACTTCACCATTAGTAGTGGCTAACATAGGCATAATGATTTCTTCCCATACATGGGGTTTGATGTAAGCCATCTCATCCATTACGCACTTAGTTAATTCAACACCTCTTAGATTGTTCTCATTATCTGCTCCCTTAACTGCTAATTCAGCACCGTTCCCAAAGGTTACACTCATCTCTGATTCATTTAGCTTGGCATCTTCAAAGGAATTAAACATCTGCCTCAATACTGGAAAGACAATCATCTTGCCCTGTCGGTAGGTCGGTGTAATGAACCACCTCCTTTCATTAGGTTGGAAAGCATCTTTCAATAAGTACATAAGGCTCAATATGGTTTTCCCCCATCTACGTCCAGCTACAATAACCTTGAAACGAGCAGGGTCATTTAGGATGTCTCGCCTTGTTTTGTTTACCGACCAATCAATCATCTAAATTATAATAGGTCGTATCCCAAATAAATCCAAACCTATTAGGGTTTTTCATTACCTTAGGGTAATAATCTCTTTGAGATTTTGGCAGGGGTATCTTAGCAATTATCTTTGTTTTATTCTTCATCTATTACCATCACTTGAATTGGCTCTGATTTAGTGGTTCGTTCCTGGCGTTCTAATGCCTTACCTTCTAATCTCTCTACAATGAATTGTATGGCTCTTAGGTCGCCTCTCTCAGCCAGTTGAAACAGTTTAGCTATAACCACCTCCCTTCTTTCTCTTTCACCCACCTTGCTGAAACTAAACTCTTTTATTAAATCAGTATATGCGTTGCGCCTTCCGTTGGGATTACCAGACTCACCTTTCTTCCATCGGTATTCTTTGCCAATATCAGTGCCTTTCTTAAATCGGGTATCCCCCTTGTTTCCCTCTTGTTTATCCATCGTATTCAACAAGCCCCATCATAAAAGGTCTGTTTAGTTTTGTAATCAATTCTTTTACCTTGTCTGTGTCTATTTTATAAACGTCAAACTCAAGCCGATAGTTTCCTGTAGACTTGAGATTCTTAATTCCAACCAGTTCAGTTGTAATGGCTATTCCATCTTTGTTCTTTTCTTTAGGCATTAACTATAAAATTTTACTTTATAATTTAAAAACCTTTTACATATTATTAAAAACTAAAAAAGCCCCAGAATTACCCGAGGCTTTTTATTGCGGAACTCGACCTCCCCGCAAGCTTTGTTTAGTTGTTATTAATTAATTAATCCACCAGAGTAATCTACAAAATTACGGTTCTCATCTTTCCAATATGTTTTTGCTAATTGATAATTGCATCCTGTACATTGGATATAATGAGCAAACCCATCATTAGAATGATTCTGGCTATAAACTTCCCAATTTGAATGAGGTTTAGTCCCCATGTATTTACCATACTTATCCACTAATGGAAATTTACAAGTACAGCCTGAATTGTGTGTATCTACGTCCATTATTACTGTTCCTAATTTCATTGTGTTACTCCTTTTTCTGTTGTTTCTTGATACTTACTTACATTGTCACCACTATCTAATAAAGCAGTTTGACCTTTGATCATAATTACTGTTGCTGCAACGATTCCTGTTTTACCAAATTTATATTCTTTGGTATAGGTTACTTTGTCGCCTTTTTTTAGTTCAGTAAATTTCATTACACGGTTCCCCTTACTTGCTTATGCTCAAACCAATCTTCGCTGCCATCAAAAAAAGAAACAAATACTGCATCTTCATTAGATTCTACAACTGTTGCAACCTTAGATTCAGCTGAAACACCATTAACAAACCCTGTTCCGTCTACCCATACAAATTGACCATCTTCAAAGTCTTTCTTTACTGTAAAGCCATTAAAAAAAGATTTAGACTCACAACTATTAGCTCGTTTCATGTTTAACTCCTTTGTTTTGTTATTTTTATTCACGATGTAATATACTACAAAATAATCAAAAAGTAAACGTTTATTAAGGGTTAGTTAAGGGTTTATTTTAAGAGATAATACAGCCTTTTACATACTATACAGACCCAAAGATTGTCTTTGGCTTTTTCACATTTGCGCTTTCTATCACAAAAGTCGCAATAAGTTACCTCCCGGTGTTTATGTTCTTCATTGTCGTGATTCAACATATTGTATTGCTACCACCAGGAGGATTTATTTTACTTAACCATTGTTTATATACTTGATTCGCTATTTGTGCAATCATTACAGGAGGAACCGACATTCCAATTAAATACTTAGGCTTATTATCTATAAAATTATAATCTAAAGGAAATGAACCTGCTAATTGTAAACTTTTATCTGATATTTGATTGGGATATTTATAGTGACTTAATACAGCACCACTTGTTGCGGTAATTGTAGGTAAAATTTTATTTTTATGTATTTTATTTGTATTAAAAAAACTTCCCTTAGGATGTGCAGTGCTAAAAGAATACCCGGGTTTTGTTAATTTCCACCATTGTTCATATACTTTAGAAAGTTTTTTACCATATCCAAAATCTATTTCATTAAAATAAATTTTTCTTTCATTAAAAAATAAATCTAAATAAGGTTTTTGATCAAAAAATGTTTGTTGATATAAAAAAGGTGCTGCTAAATCTTTTCTAAGGCAAATAAAAAAAACTCTTTCTCTTTTTTGAGGAACACCCATTTTTGAAGAATCCAACAACCAATATTGCGTATAATAACCAGCTTTTTCAAATTCATGATAAATTTTATGTAAATATTTTTTAGCATCTCCCATTAATAAGCCTTTAACATTTTCAGCAATAATTATTTTAGGTTTTAATTTTGCAGCTAATTCAATAAAATCAAAAAATAACGTATCTAATACTTGCTCGGACTGTCCTTCTCTAAACTTTTTTTCTTTTCCCCAGTCTTTTTCCCTGTTGCCTGCCATTGAGAAACTTGAGCAGGGCGGAGAACCATCTAATATATCTAAATCAAATAATTCATCTGGTAAATTATTTCTATCTTTAAAGGTTTGAATACCCTCTAAATAACTATATTTAGGATTATGATTGACTTTATACACTTCCATCATTCTTGGGTCTATTTCATTTACGCCAATAACATCAAACCCGGCTAATTTATACCCCATAGACGATCCACCACCGCAAGCAAAACAACTAAAGACCTTTCCTTTGTCTTTAGTAAAAACAGTATCTTTTAATTTCCATTTATAATTATACATTTTTATTTTTATCTTTTTGTTTACATATTTTACAAGTTTTTCTTTTTTTACCTATAGTCGGCATCTGGTTCTTTGGATAATATCTAAACTTAGCAGCATCGACAGAATGAGGAAGTTGTGCCCAGGATCTTTTACATTTAGTACAGTATTTAATCATTGAATCCACTTCCTCTTTCCTTTTGCTGTATCTAAAGGCTTTTTTTTTATATACATCACCTAAATTCGGATCAGTATTTTTGATTGCCAATTCTATAAGGCTTAAATCTTCAAGGGCTTTAGGCACTTAGTTTCGCCTCAATATATTCAACCCTGCAACAATTTGAACCATCTTTTAATTGCCAGCTGTCATTTGGTGTTTCTTTTTTACCACACCTGGAACAGTAAGCTAAATACAATCCTGTTTTTGTTTTACCAAACTTTGCTTCAAAGGATTTATGTTCTTTTTTAGGCTTTTCCCATTTTTTACTATTCTCTTTCCATTTGACTAATCTTCTTTTATGGTTAAAAACCTTCTCCATCTCAAATCTCATTTTCTTACCATCTGGGTTTATTTCAGTCCAATAATTCACAAAATCAACAAGCATAACATCTGATATATCAAACTTCTTATAATATTGTTTGCAATAATCAATGAATATTTGCTCCCTTTCTTTTACTTTTAATTTATCTTTAACCTTATTTTTATCTTTATCTTTATCTTTAAGAGTTATACTAACACTTTCAATACCCTTAATTAAGTCTTTGTCTGTAAGTCTTTTAATCACACTCAAATGGGGTTTAGAATTTGGTTTAAGTACACCATATTGAAATTCTATAAATTTGGGAATGAAATATTGGTCATCACCCTTAATGTATTCCATTTTAGATGTTATTTCAGTAGGCAATTCGTTATAATCAACCCACTCGCCAATTAAAAACTCTGCCGCTTCCCAGTCAGCATCCCAGATTCCAGCGTGATCGCATTTTGTAAGTAAGTAAATCCAGAACAATTTGTTCTTTGGGGTTAATCTACGAAACCATGCTTTGTCCCATATTTTAGTGTCTATGAATCTTTTAGCCATTCTTTTCTCCTTTAATAACCTTCATATTGATTGAAATTACTTTTTGTGTTTTTGGTCAGTTCCGTCGGCATTATAATATTATAACCCTCATCGAATCCCGTTGATATGTAATAATATTGAGTGTATTTCTTCATAGTTTTTGCGTTCTTTTTTTCATATATAGAAACAATAAACTTGAATCCGTTTTCAGTCTCTCGTGGATATAAGTTACATATCTTAGCACCGTCTTTGTATGCCCTATAGACCGGGACGTTATGTTTGCTTAGATAAAATTCATTTGGAAATTCGCCATTAATAGCATCTTCATAATAATCATTCCTGAATAATGACCATTTAACCCCCGTATAGAATTGAATAAATGCCCTACATTTATTTTTTTTCTTCTTTACCGGGTAAACATTGGCGACATTCATATGACCAAATTCATTAGTTTTAATTAATACCATTTATAATCCCTACCCCCCCCCTTTTTTGTTAGATTTCCTCACTATGGTAGCATCCACCAGCTCATTTTCATTACACATCTTGTTAGATGTCTTGTGCATTTTTAGTGAGGTAAGTTGTTTTTCAAATTTGTTTAGTTTTTTCAAAATATCTATTATTGTATCTTGAATCCCAATAATACTATTAAGAGTGAGCTGAGCAACTTCTAAATGTTCTTTATTCATATTCCGCAAACACCGTCACATTCATTAAGAAATCCCTCATTAAATAATCCATATTGTTCCTCTCCAAAATTAACTTCGCCTATTGGCTTACAACTTCTATGAAAATACGGCACTCCTTTCATAGCGGGATTTTCTTTTAATCCTTCTTGTAGTTTTTCTTCAAGCCTTATTACTTTTTGAAATTCGTCTGGAAAATTTTTCTTGATTCTTTTCCATTCATTATTATTATGATATGGACAAAACGTACAAGCACTTCGAGGTGGAGTAGGAAGCCCGAATCTTTCAACAAACTTGATACTCTCATTTCTAACCATTTCCATTTCTATAAGTGGATACCGTATAAATGCATACCAGTCTTGGCTTTCTCTCATTCTCTGCATTTCATCCATAGAGATTCCCATCCAAAGTTCAATCATTTTGAATTGTTTGGGATTTTGTCTTTTTATATTAAATTTTCTTTTTACATATCTGTGAAATGGATTAATCTTGTAAGTTCCTGTACAGTTTCTATTCATCATAAAAATATTTCCATTATCGTTTCGCTTAACAAACAGAGGGGGCGGACTTGTTATATAAGTATTTCCCGTTTTTTTAGATATTTGTGGATTCAATAAGTCTTCAACAATATTCGTCTTGTTTTTTACGGTAATTATATCAAAATCAAACTCCTTTTTTACATAATCTTTAATCAGAGCAAGATAATCATATACTTCCTTTGGCTCCCCTCCCGTATCTGCAAAGACTGCAAAATCTGGTCTTGCGTGTAGTTCGTCCGTCAATCCCATTAACAACAGAGCAGTGCTTTGGGTTCCCGCACCATAACTGATTATACGATGTTTTATATTAATCAACTCTGATTTCTTTAAATACGAATCTACTTTCATTTTTTATTATGTTATGTCCATTATCTTTTGTTCTATTTCGTGTTTGATGTCTTTGTAATTCCAAGGTTCCTTATTTATCGTATTTGCCTGTTTCTTCAATCGCCTTAGTATAGCCTTACCCAATGTCTTTTCCGCCCATTCTCGTGCTTCTATGGGGTGTTTATGCCACCAATAGAGGTGGCACCC